GATAAACTATTATTTTTTGATGAATTTATATTTCTGATTAAGATTAGTAATTCTAATAAAAAGAAGCTATTCACCCAACATTGGGAGAACCTACACAATTTAACAAAACAAAAACAACCAACAGATCGACATGAAAATAAGCTTAAAGGTGCTTTGGAAAGTTTGTTAATTAGTTTTTCTTGTAGTTTATCCGGAATAAAAGTATTCCAAAACAATAAAATTTTTGATAACTTATATTACTCAATGGTACATCAAAGTTCCCAAGATATAAATAAAACATTAATATGAAATTAGTCTGGACATACAATATATTAGCCAAAGTAGGTAATAAAACAGAGGAGAGAAAAACAATATTGATTAATTATTACATCATATCAATAACCAACGCAAAAAAACTTGGGTACTATTGTATTATTTATACTGATTCATTTTCGGCAAAATATTTTAAAGACTTAGTTGATGAGATTCATGTGGTGGATAACTATGAAAATTCTGTTCAATGGGATTGTTATAAAATCTTAGCGTTAGAACAAAGAAACGATGATTTTGTTTTGATTGACGGCGATGTCATTCTCCACTCAAAATTACCCGACTTCAATGAGGATGTTATATTTGATACCTATGAGGTAATGAATTGGAAAATAGAATATGAACCAGTGGTTAATCAATTTGAAGAATTAGGTATAGGTGAAATATTAGAAGAATGGGATAGTACGAAAAAACCGGTTTTTTCTTGTGGAATTTTATATTTCAAAGATGATAAGTATAAAAAACATTATGTCAAGCAATGGAAAAAATATAACAATTTTTTAAATGAGAAATTGAAAACTAACACAATTGATGTGGATGTAGCAACTATGGTTGGAGGGCAGTACTTAGTAACTTTAATTGCAAACCACTTCAATTTAACAACATCACATTTAACAAGCGTCCTAGGCGCTATGGGTCCATACTATAAACACCATTGCGGTCATCTTAAATACAATAACCCAATTGTTCCAAATGATCATATTATTCAAACAGCAAAAAAGATTTTGGTATGATGACAATAGAGCACTTTGAAAAAAAATATGGTCAATATATGTTAGATAATGCTGATCTAATTTGCTCGTATTTGAACTCTGGGGATGTTTTTGTGGATGTGGGGTCTAATACCGGAGTACTATCTAAAAGAATCATAGAAAATTTAGACCAACTAGGTACAAAACTTTTAAAAGTAATTTTAATTGAACCGATCGATTATCTATACGATGAGTCAATCAAAAAATTGGGCGGATATGATTTTGTAGAATTTCATAAACTCGGATTAAGTAACACCAATGAAGAAAAATTATTCATATTATCTAAAATAAATTACGCATATAACAAAATATATGATGAAAATATGGAAATACATCCACATGAAAAAAAACATATCAAATGCGTTAAATTCAGTGATTGGGTTTCTGACAATAAAATAGATTTCGTGAAGATAGATGCGGAGGGACACGACATCGAAATTATTATGGGTATGTTTGATTGGCTGGACAAAACAATGGATAAGCCATACATTTTATTTGAGGGAAATTGGTATCCTAAAAAAGAGATTGAATTGATCCAATTAATGAAGGAAAAATATGGTTATGATAATAATTATTTTGGTAGAGATATTCTCTTAACACCCAAAAATAAAAGAAAGAATAAGGTTATTATATGATCAGGATTGAACATGATTTTTTAACTGATGATGAGTCTGATGAACTGGTAAATTATTATATCAATAATATGGATGAATCAATTCTATATGCTAGACCCGCAATTGATAACTATTACTCAAGTCAATTGTCTTTGTTGGGTAAGCATGACCAATTCATGTTTTCAAAAAGGTTATTATGGCCGTATGAAAAATTTACAAGATTGAACATTCAAAACATATCCGACACACAACCAGTGCTAGAAGAAAATCACAGACATGTTCAAAAATATAGTATTGTTATATTTTTAAATGATGATTTTGAGGGTGGGGAATTGGTCTTTGATAATATCACAATAAAGCCAGTCAAAAATATGTTGATAGCATTTTCCAAAGAACTTGGTCACTATGTTAAAAAAGTTGTAAAAGGTGAAAGATACACATTGGTTGGTTTTTCTGATTTAGAAATTAATGTGGAGAAATATGCTAAAAAAATATTCATATAATGGATTTGACTAAACATTACATATGTAAGATCCCTTTTGAATATCTTGAAGTGCATCATATGGGTGTATATGCATGTTGTCCAACATGGCTACCAACTAAAATAACTGAAACCGAAGATGTCGCAAAAGCTTGGAAAAGCGAAACGTTAAAAGAAATACAAAATAGTATTTTGGATGGTTCTTATAGTCATTGTTCTGTCGAGCATTGTCCTGTACTGTCAGAATTGATCCACCAGAAAACCGTTGATGAAAGTTATTTTATAACCAAAGAACAGTTTGCTAAATTAGATTATACTAATCCAAAAATAATAAACTATTCTTTTGACAGAAGTTGCAACCTATCGTGTCCTAGTTGTAGAACACACGTAATAATGGCTAATGGTGAAGAGTCAGATAGAATAGACTACGTAACAAACGAAATAGAGAAAGAGTATGGAAAAGATGTCGAATGTCTTTACATGTCTGGCACAGCGGATCCATTTGCCGCAAAATCACTAAGAAAAATTTTAATCAACTTCTCAAAAGAAAAGTACCCAAAAGTAAAGTATGTTCATTTACATACAAACGCAATTCTTTTCGACAAAAATATGTGGAGTCGATTAAAAAATGTTAGACACCTAATAGGTCCGTTAGAAATTAGTATAGATGCTGCAACCAAAGATACCTACGAAGAGTTGCGTAGAGGTGGTGATTGGGACAAGTTAATAGACAATCTTAAATTCATATCCACATTGAATATCAATGACATAAGGTTATCCATGGTTGTTCAAGACACAAATTACATGGAAATGGAATCCTTTTATGATTTGATGTTTGAAATATTCAAAGGCAAGGCTCGCATATTCTTTAAAAAGATAACAAATTGGGGTACATTTACCAATGAAGAGTTTAGTTATAAAGAGATATTCAATCCAGAACATCCTGAGTTTAATTTGTTTTTATTGCAACTCAAAAAAATAGATAAAAAACATAAATGCATTCATAATTTTCATGATATCGTTAATGAATACATACCAAAAGATATCAAATTTATATAATGGAAACAATTAAACTTAGCGACGAATTTACTGTTTATAAATTAAAAGCCAGTTCTTATAATAAAGATGAATTTATTGATAGGGCGTATCAGGTAATCAAATTAAAAAAGACACATCCAACTGATAGAAATCATTTCTTTTACATACCATTCAGGTGTTATGAATTTGACAGGATAAATGAAATCATATTAAACACATGCAGGAATTTGAACAACGGTGTATGTAACGAATATGCAATTCAGAACTGGGTATATTTTATGACCAATAAAAGTGAGAATGAAATATATCACACACACATTGATTTAATTGAAGGTGATCCTAGAATTAAAACTGATTGGACATTCTGTTTCTATTTACAAATACCGGACGGTTTGAATGACGACGATGGTAAAATCGCATTCAAAACAGAAGATGGTGTTGAACATTTATTTTTACCGGAAGAAGGTGACATATACTTGTTCCCACCAAATTTATTACACACCCCTAAACTAATTAAAAATGCAACAGATGATAGAATCGTTATTGCTGGTAATGTTAGTTTAAACCCATTAAAAGCGATTAACAATAAAAGCCTTACATAATGATTAAAATATATATACATCATTTATTCTCGGAAACTCTTTTTATTAAATTAGCACATAATAGTACCGATAGAGTTATGAATATAACTGACGGTATTGGTGAAGTAGCATTTAACTATAACAATAAGGAATACCTTTTTATTTTCAATCCGGAATTAAATGATAATGAAGATGGGTTACACCTGCTTGATTTTTTTGCGTCAGTGTTAGAAATTAGAAGTGGAATGAATCCGGTTTTCAAAAACATAAGTTTCAATATACTTAACCGATCAAAAGAAAAATACGGAGAAATAATCTATTCGGAAGATGTCCCAGTATTAGAAAAGTTTAATGAGTTATTAGTTGATAAAAAGGATTGGCTAATCACATTTTTTAGAACTGAAAAAATATTCACAGTTCATGAAGATCAAAAAGTCACAGGTGAGTATAGGATTGAAGATTATATTGAGCCACTTAGTAATCATAAAATTATTACCGATAATTTCTTTATAAATGAAAATTTAAAAAAATTATATCCCAATTTTTACTACGCATTCACAAATACTGTTTTCCAATGGAACGAAATAATCGGTATCAGATGGTATTATGAGTTTAAAAAGGTATTTGATAAGCTTAATTTTGAATACGATTTATGTTTTTCTGTAAGGAATCATAAAATTTACAGAACTGAATTGCTTAAAAGATTACATGAATTGAACAATGATAAGATTCTATTACAAAGAACCGATTCACTAGTGAATGATGAATTTGATAGAGCAAATGAATTGATACCACATATTAATATGAATACATCAATTGGAGATAATGATTTTGCTAATTTGACAACAATACCTTGGCACAAGGGGATCAACCTAGATTTGTTTTTTAGGCTATTACCAACGGCTAAAATGCAAGTTTTAGATGAAAGCTGGGCTTGGTCATCTGAAAATTTCAATTCACAATATCTTTCAGAAAAAACATTCGGATTGTTGTTAGCCGGTATTCCATTCATTTCAACCCATTCATACCCGTTAGAAATGCTCCATAAAATTTTAGGGAACGAACCACACCCTTTTATGGAAGATTCTTTAAAATATAAGGGTAATCCCGAATTGATAACTAAGTTTGTCAAAGGGTTTATGGCTAATTTCCACGAAAATTATGATTTGTGTAAGAAATGGTCAAACGACACTTTACAGCTTATAATAGAGAAAGTTGAAACAGAAAATAGTCTTTTAGATATGATTTCGGACGGTTCATTGTTTATTGAAAAGAAAAGACCTGTGATTTAATTTAACTTTTGGATATTTATTAATAAAAAAAATTATGGGAAAAGGTTCATTTGCTCCGGGCATGATGGTTTTAATGGCTGACGGAACTGAAAAAGAAATTGAAAATGTGGTTAAAGGTGATTCTGTATTAACATATAACATCACAACTAACGAACTTGAAGCAAATTTGGTTACTAAAACCAAATCTATGACCCATGGTAATTTAATCAATTATACATTAAACGACGGAAAAGTATTGTCCTGCTCATTCCAACAACCGATCTACACATTAGATTTTGTGCTTGCTTCTTGGGACCACGAAGGTACAATTGAGAGCTACAATTCAGCATTTGAATGTGAGCAATTTAGATGTCTTTCCTTATTATTCAACGCCGATAGCAAATTATTTGATATAGAAGTTGCAACATTAGAACCAGATTGGAGCAAAGAAGACAAAATTACATACAAGTTAGAAGTTGAGAACAATCAGAACTATTTTGTTCAAAAAGTTTTAGTTAGAGAGTAATCCCTATTGATTTTTAGGTATTTTTTTGGTATATTATATCAATGAAAATACTTGCACACGCACCATTCATTGGCAATACGGGCTATGCCAATCATTGCAAAAATTTCTTTTGCGCACTTAACAAATACCATACGGTTAAAGTTAGGAATCTAACAATCGGTGATGGGTGGAAGGGTATGAACCCAACACCACACGATGACGAATCTTATATCACAGACGAGATGAAGGATATGTTAATCCTTCAAACGCTATTCAATGGTGATGGTTCTAGAAACGATCACCCAATGTACGGTTATGATGGTAACTTCAAGCCTGATGTGAATATCGTTCTAGCTGAGATGAATAATCATTATTTTTATGATGATTACGAGGGGTATAAAATCGCATATTGTGTTTGGGAATCAACACTATTCCCAAATGATTTCTTTAATCGTTTATTAACATTTGACGAGACTTGGGTTCCATCCAAGTGGCAATACGATTGTTTAATTGAACAAGGTTACCCAAAAGAAAAAGTCTTTATAGTTCCAGAAGGTGTTGATGTCGATACATTCAAACCAATTGAAAAATATCCAAAAAGAGACAAGATGCGATTTGTACATTTTGGTAGATGGGATTATAGGAAGGGAACAACTGAGGTTCTAAGAGCATTTGCGGAAGAGTTCAAAGATCAGGATGATGTCGAATTAATTGCATCTGTTGAAAACGCATTCCCGTATGATAATTTAAACTCGACCGACGAAAGGGTTAAGTTCCACAACATTGATGTAAAAAATATCAATTTTGTTAAGTTTCCACCAAGAAACGAGTATGTAAATTATTTACAAACAGCTAATGTGTTTGTTTCATGTGCTAGAAGTGAGGGATGGAATTTACCTTTGATTGAAGCTATGGCTTGTGGAACGCCTTCTATATATTCTAATTGGGGCGGACAGCTTGAATTTGCGGAAGGTAAAGGTCTTGCAGTTGATATTGCAGAACTTAGACCCGCTAATGTTGAACATAAAGATTTTCCTGGTGAATATTGCGAACCAGATTGGAATCATTTGAAAGTGCAGTTACGTCAAGCATATGATTATAACACAGCAATTCTTTTAAAATCCAGAGCAGAAGCAAAAGATATACATGATAAGTTTAATTGGAATACTGTTGCGAAAGGTGCATGTGATATTTTAGAAAGAAACAAGAAACCATTTGCTTTTGTTACCACAGGTAATTTACAATACATGTCGGTAATTGAAAAGCTAGTTCAGTCATTGTTAGAGTTTTCCGATCAAAAAATTATAGTGTATGGCGTTGATTGTGATGTTCCGTTTGATTACCCGAATGTGATCAAGAAAAGAATTTCACCACCAAAGATTTCTAAACACGATAAGTGGTATTGGAAACAATGGGCTTGCTTAGAAGCGCTTAATGAAAACTACGAATACTATGTGTGGATTGATGGCGATGTTGTTGTAAATCATAACATTGATACTGTTAGACAATATTTTACACAAGTTGGTAGTTATCCATTATCGGATATACACGTACAAGAAGAATTCTTTGGTACATATGATAACGGTAAAACTCAATTGTTTAATGAAGAATTGGCAAATAAATGGGGAGTTGCAAAACAACAACCGTACATGCACATTTGTTTCTACATCTACAATAAATGGTCGAAGTCATTCTTCCAACAAATATTAACAGAGTACCGAACATTAATAAAAGATAATCCAGAAGATTACAATAAGTATTTTTTATGGAATGATGAAGGTATCGATAACGCGTTAAGATGGGTGAATGGCTATACTAATCACTTACCACTATCTAATTTTGACACGTCAGGATATGATGGTGATGCGGGAAACACAAATGAAATGTTACATCACTTCTATAAGTTCTGGAATGAAGAAGGGCCGCAGAATTTTGATAGGATATTTGGTTACCAAGCAATACCAGAAGATAAAACTAAAATCCTTTATTTCCACGGTAATAAGAATGCTGAGATATCCAATAAGATGATTGAGTTCATCAAAATGCAACGTGATAATTCATTCTATAAATCTAAATGTTTTTATACTGACATTTATAAATTAGAAAATTATGAACCGTTATTTGAATATGAAGGTTCGACGATGCAGGTAGCAGAAAAGTTTGGATGGGGCCCAGCAATTTTCCACGAGATCTATAACTTAAGAGATTACTACAAAGAAAGAGAGAAGACAATTCATGAAGGTGATGTTGTAGTAGATCTTGGCGGTAACATGGGTATATTCAATAGATGGGCTTATTCTGAGGGTGCTTCAAAAGTAATCTCATTCGAACCAGATAGAAGATACTTCAAACTACTATCACTTAACGCAGATCCTCGTTCTGTGTTATTTAATGCAGCTGTCAGTCATGAGATGGGCGAATTAAATTTATATGAATCAACACACTTAGGAGGTTCAAACGTATTTGCTGGTAACGGCGGTAAAGAATACTCTGTTAGAACTTACACATTGAATTATCTTTTTGAAAGTGGTTTAGTGGATAAGATTGATTTCTTAAAGATTGACATTGAAGGAGCTGAAATTGCTGCACTACAAGGAATCAGTAATGAAAACTTAATGAAAGTTAAAACTATTGCGATGGAATATCATCACTCACATTTTGATTGGGATGAAAGTGTAAGAGAAGAAATGACTAAAAGGTTGAACAGCGTCGGGTTCAATTCGTACCTATACTTTACCGCAACTAATAATTTACAAATGATATATTTTTCACGATGAGTAAAATACTAAACGAAATAGCAAAATACAGAGGAACAGATAAATCATCCGAGATTCACAACTATTGTGATAAGTACGAGAAGTACTTACCATTCCAAAGATCAGATGAAATTAACATAATGGAGATCGGTGTGTTGAATGGTGATTCATTACGCACATGGAAAGATTACTTCTTTAAAGCAAACATTTTAGGTATTGACATCAATCCTGATTGTAAGCAATATGAAGGACCACGCATGTCAGTTGAGATTGGCTCACAAGCTGACGGTAATTTTTTGTCAAGAATTTGGCAACAATACGGACCATTTGATATGATCTTAGATGATGGATCACACATGAACGAACACGTAATTTATTCTTTCGAGCATCTATGGGGCAGCATTAAATCAGGTGGTGTTTATATCGTTGAAGATGTTGGTACATCATACTGGGAAGAATATGGTGGTGGTTTTAGAAAAGAATATACATCAGTAGAATACTTCAAGAGACTATGTGATGATGTGAATTTCAAAGGTATCATGAATTTTAATAAACCAAACGTACATGCAAGAAGAGAAGATTGGTGTTCGGAGAACGTAACTGATTGCATAACTGACATTGAGTCAATAAATTTCCTTAACGGAATTATCATAATAACTAAACGCTAAATGGCATATACTTTTAATGAAGATGTTTTTATTGTTGATTGTTGGACAGACACAGTAGAAAAAGAAAACGTCTTAATCGAATTACTTAATAAATTACAAACATACGGATGTCCCATTATATTATGTGGTCACTATGCCGTTAATCCTGAGATCGTAAAACTAGCGGATTATTTTCTTTACATAAAAGATAATGATTTGTTGATGAACGAAGACTTTGGAAAATATGGTGTCAATAGCGATAGATGGACCGACATGGGTAATTACAGAATTACAAATAAAACAGAGTTTCATCACGACTATGCTATTTGGATTACCATGAAACACGCTTTCAAATTTGCTGAAAGCTTAGGTAAAAAGTATATCCACTTCTTAGAGTACGATAACTTACCTGATTTAGTTCAGTACCGCCAAGCATTCATGGAGTATGTTAGAAATTATGATGCTGTTGTATATGAATACGATAAAGGTTCAACCAAAGGAAACAATCCATATAGTTCAGCTTACATATATTCAATTAAGACGGAAGTTGCAACTGCGATGGTTGGATTGATTAATAGTAAAGAAGAATACTTCAAAGGAAAACCAGATGCATGGCAATTAGAGAAACAACTTTTCCAATCAATTCAAAAAGTTACTAAAAATATTTTTGTTAGTAAGTACAACCCAAACAACAATGAGTTAAACATATTTGCCGCATTTAATAGAAGTGGTATTTTAAGAGGTAACGCAAGAGTACAAACCTATTTAGGTGTTGATGATTTAAACAAATTGTATATTCATTTCATATCGGGATTTTCCGAGAAACCTGCTGATAGAGATTATTTAGTTGAGATAAATTACGGAACAACCAAAGAATTTACCACAATTAAAAAAGGTGAATACTACCTAGGAATTGTAGGTGACTACAAACAAGGTGAAACAGTAGAAGTGTTCTACCAAGGCGTTGAAATATTCTCAATGACATTAAAAGACGATGTCAATACGTTCAGAAATAAAAACAAAATTGAAATCAATAAGAAAAAAGGTAACACCCCTAGGAAAATGAATTTCCATTTTATTGACGGAGCTTTCGTTGAAATACTAGAAGATGCTGAAAATGAATACAACATTCAATTCATTAACAACAGAACTAACAAGATCGAATATCAAACCACATTAAAGAGTAACCATTGGGCTAAAACTGGTATAAAGTATTTTGTTGATTGGAAAATTAAAATCGTAGGCTTAACATGTGAGTTTGAACACGAACACAATTTCGATCCGAAAGGAAAAAGAATTGCTGTTTGTTATGAAACAAAATCACTAGGGGATACGGTTGGTTTCTTTGAATACATTAATAAGTTTGCACAAGATCATAATTGTGAAATGATATGTTCATCATTCCATAATAATTTGTTTGAAAAGCAATATACTAAAATCAAATTTGTTGAACCAGGTAACAACATTCCAAACTTATATGCATTATATCGTTTAGGTATGTTCTATAAAACAGTTGATGGTAAAAGATATTATGATAGAGAGAGACATCCCATCGACCCAAAAAGCGAACCATTAATGAAAATGGCTAGCGATATTTTAGGATTGGATTACGTTGAACTAAGACCTAAAATGAGAAAGTTAGGGAAACAAAAAAGAAAACGTGTTTCAATCGGCATCCATTCAACCGCGCAAGCAAAGTATTGGAACAATCCAACAGGGTGGCAGGAAGTAACGGATTATTTAGTTAGTAAAGGTTATGAGGTAAGATTATTATCGAGAGAAGAAAATGGCTATATGGGTAACGTTCATCCAACCGGAATCACACAACAACCGGCAGGTAAATTAGAAGATGTTATCCAAGCATTACAAGAATCGGAATTGTTCATTGGTATTAGTAGTGGTTTAAGCTGGTTAGCTTGGGCTGCCGGTACTCCAACAATATTAATCTCTGGCTTTACAGATGAATCTCTCGAACCAACCGAAGGCGTTGTTAGAATAGCAAATAAAGATGTTTGTTATAATTGTTGGGGAAGATTTGAGTTCGATCCGGGCGATTGGAATTGGTGTCCAGAACATAAAGGAACCCAAAGACAATTCGAATGTTCCAAAAATATTAGTGCTGAAGATGTGATCAAAGAAATAAATCGGTTATTATTTTAAATTTTTATGGTCAAAATATAAATCTTAGAGTATTTATGTAAGTATAATACTATATAAGATATGAATATATTTGATCCAGTCGTAACCGGTTCGTTAACAGTCAATGGGACTTCAACATTTAATTCGGACGTACAAATAAATGGTAACTTAACAGCACAACAATATATTGTTAGTTCTTCTGTTATTTACGCCACTGAATCGTACGTTAGTGGTTCCCATAATTTTGGTAACTCTTTAGATGATTACCATAAATTTACCGGCTCCATTTACATTACAGGAGCGTTACAAATTCCAGTAGCAACAAGTAATCCGGTTGGAACAACTGCCGGCCAAATTTATTTTAATACAAACGATGACAACCTTTATCGTTTCAATGGTACGACTTGGTTAAGTGCGTTAGGTGCGACAGGTACTGCGGGTTCTTCTGGTACATCAGGTACTGCCGGAACTTCTGGTACAAGTGGTTCAAGTGGTAGTTCAGGATCAAGTGGAACTGCCGGTACTTCAGGATCATCTGGTTCTAGTGGTTCTAGTGGAACGTCAGGTTCTTCTGGTTCATCAGGAACAGCAGGAACCTCAGGTAGTTCAGGTACGTCAGGATCATCAGGATCAAGCGGAACAGCTGGTACATCAGGCACTAGTGGAACTTCAGGTAGCAGTGGTTCATCAGGAACCGCAGGTACATCTGGTAGCTCAGGATCATCTGGTACAAGTGGATCATCTGGTTCATCTGGAACATCAGGTTCAAGCGGTAGCTCAGGTACGAGTGGAACTTCTGGGTCATCAGGATCTAGTGGTTCATCAGGAACATCAGGATCTAGCGGTAGCTCAGGCACGTCAGGTTCATCTGGTTCTAACGGTAGTTCAGGAACAAGTGGTACAAGTGGGTCATCAGGCTCAAGTGGTACCTCAGGTACAAGCGGGTCATCAGGTTCTAGTGGTACGTCAGGAACAGCCGGAACTTCTGGTAGTTCAGGATCAAGTGGAACATCAGGTTCTTCTGGTTCATCTGGTACATCAGGTTCAAATGGTAGTTCAGGTACAAGCGGAACTTCTGGTTCTTCTGGCTCATCAGGTACGTCAGGTACATCAGGTTCTAGTGGCTCATCAGGAACGGCTGGTACGTCGGGTACTTCTGGTGCTGCAACAATCAACTCAAATGTTGACAACTATATTATAACAGCAACAGGAACTGCCGGTTTAATTCAAGGTGAAGCAAATCTTCAATTTGACGGTACAACGTTAAACGTAACTGGTAGCCAAGTTGTTAGTGGAAACTTACAAGTATATGGTAACTTAGTTGCAAATCAATATATCGTATCCAACTCGGTTACATATATGACAACTAGTTTCCAAAGTGGTTCATCTGCATTTGGTAACGACGCAGGAGATACACACAAATTCACTGGTTCGGTATCAATCTCAGGTTCATTCCAAGTACCAACAGCCGCATCAACACCGGCAATGAATGCAACTGGTGCTTTATATTACAATACAGCGGATAATAACATTTATCACTATACAGGCACAGCTTGGGTTAAAGCTGCCGGTTCTTCTGGAACATCGGGCACATCAGGTTCGTCTGGTTCAAGTGGAACAAGTGGAACTTCAGGTTCATCAGGTTCTAACGGTAGCTCAGGTACTTCAGGTACATCGGGTAGTTCAGGTTCATCTGGAACATCAGGTTCAAATGGTAGTTCAGGAACAAGTGGTACATCAGGATCAAGTGGATCAAGCGGTACATCAGGATCTTCTGGATCATCAGGTTCTAGCGGTACAAGTGGTACATCAGGAACATCAGGATCTAGCGGTACTAGTGGAACTTCTGGCTCATCAGGATCTAGCGGTACAAGTGGTTCATCGGGTTCAAGTGGTAGCTCAGGAACATCAGGTAGTTCAGGATCATCTGGTTCTAGCGGTACATCAGGCTCTTCTGGTTCTTCAGGAACAAGTGGATCATCAGGTTCTTCTGGTACTTCAATAACAACATCAGGAACTCTTAATAGAGTAGTTAAATTCACTAGTACAAGTACTGTGGGTGACTCTAAAATCAGTGACGATGGTACAACAGCATCATTCACAATGGCTCAGGTTTATGTATCTGGTGCGTTAGGTGTTGGTACTGTGGGTGGTACAACAGTTGGTGCGATTTATGCAGCAAATGACGTGTATGCTTTTTATAGTTCAGATGAAAGATTAAAGGAGAATGTATTCACAATATCAGGATCTTTAGATATATTAAAGCAAATAGGTGGTTATACTTTCGATTGGAAGGAAATGCCAGGTATCCACGATAACAAAGGACATGATGTCGGAGTTATTGCACAAGAAATTGAGAAGGTTTTACCTGAATTAGTAACAACTAGAGATAACGGATATAAAGCGGTTAAGTATGAAAAACTTGTTGCGTTATTGATCCAAACAAATAAAGAACTTTTAGCGAGAGTTGAAGCTCTAGAAGCTAAAATAAAATAAAAACTTTTATAAAGCTCACCGTGTCCTAAAAAGATACGGTGAGTATTTATAATTCGATAGATAATAAGATATGCCATCTACTTTACCTGCAACAGGACAGCAAATACAAATGGGAAGAATTGCACAAGCATTAGGCATTACAGCTAATGCAACAACCCAAGTTAGTTTAAATGGACAATTAGGTACTGGACGTAACCGTTCATTATCAAATGTACCCAGTATCGCAAGTGGTTCCCAAACGTTAGAAGGTGGAGCTTTTGGTGGTTTAGCAGCACCAGGAACTTATTAATTAATTTTACTTTTTCGATTATTTTCTGTATATTATATCAAATAATTGATATGGGATTCACATACATGAAAACATTACCAAAATACGAACTATTCTACATTCATTGGTCAACCATAGGTCACGACAAAGAAAAACTAGTCAAATTTTTAAGTAGAATACAAAAACTCAAATACCTTAGATTTTTCTCAAAATCATATAAAGAGGAATATAGAATCCTGAATGAAATTCTTAACGCTTATGATTTCAGTAAGCTACAATTATTATTAGATAATGAAGAGACCTATTGTAGAATTGCTACATTAGAAAAATACGCGAGGAAAGGTGCCGTTGAAATTCTTATTGATGGAGTATTCTCAAAAGAAACTTACTCATCAATAATGAATTTACCTCCAAAAGATTTTAAGTTACTTATCAAGAGAACAAACGAAATAATTGAAATGCAACAAGGTTTGCAATTACAAGAAGAAAAACCGTCAAATGAAATCCCAGGATTATAGTATGTCGCAACTAGATAATACAGCATGGACTGGAAAGAAAGTTAAATTAGCAATACTTGTGCCGACAAGAGATATGGTACATTCCCAATTTTCATTCTGTCTTGCACAATTAATGAAGACAAACGCAGAAGTTGGCATTGAAACATTTTTATTTTTTGATTCAAGCACAATCTTACTTAATCAAAGAGAGAAGTTAATCAACAATGCGATCGAAATTAAGGCTGATTACGTGCTCTGGTTAGATAGTGACATGGTTTTCCCTTCGACAGCTGCAATACGTCTCTTAAACCACGAGAAAGACATAGTAGCGTGCAATTACAATAGAAGAACATTACCTATGAAAACAGTGGCGTATGAAAGCGTACGTGATTGGGATAGTTGGATACCATTAACCGTGGAAAATGGTTTAATGGAAGTAGAAGGTGTTGGTATGGGTTGTATGTTAATGAAGACTAAGGTATTCGAAAGATTAGATAAACCTTTCTTTGAATTTTCATATAATAAAAAACAAGATGATTGGTTAGGTGAAGATTTCAATCTATTGAAGAAACTAAGAATAGAGGGATATTCAGTGTATATTGATACCCCACTATCTCAAAACATTAAGCATATGGGGATGTATGGTTTTTAATCATCTCCACAACATGTGGGTGAATGAAACCATCATATATTAATTTATGTTCATTAGTTTTAAAATGACCATCACCAGGTATAGGTAAAATATTATTATCTTTTGCATAGTTCCCAACATTACCCGGAATCACATTGAATGTTTTTAATATTTCTGTGTAATTACTTTCCCTAGCAAGCTCTTCCAAATCATCAAACCAACTGAAAAACAATAACTTACAATTGTGCATATCACATAGATGTTGAATAGACATCATTGTTTGAAATATTTTATAATATAAATTATAGTTGGAGGGTATAACATGATTTAATAGAAAATCATCGGAACAAAATTTCTTACCGAACATTCTTTCTAAATTTTCCTTATTACTATTTGCGTTGAATGTATAGTAACCTTGTTTCAGAAAAATATTACTATGATTTAAATGTTGATAATTGTAGTTATTAGGATAATGATAATTATCTTCACCTATCTCAGGAACCCAATCCCAAATTCCTAGCACCAATCTTAGTGATTGTGTTAATTGACACACAAAATACTCAGGTTTTTCAGTCTCTAAAATATATCTAACCTTTTCAATATTCATTTCATTGCCAGCACCCGGCGATGCAGAATTTATTATTTTAGCATTTAATGTCTCACCCATAAAGTGATGCCACGGTTTGCCCCAACCATAGCTTGAATTCGAACATCCTGTAACTCCGATTTTCATCCTAAACTTGATTTTTTTATAATTATTTGTTATTTTATAATATAAGAAATTATAATAACATTTTAAAATATTTATTTAAAAAAACAACACTATGGGATGCGGATGTAAAAAAAACAACAACGTGCAAGCTCAACCAGCACCAGCAACGATTAACATCAATGGTATTCAAACACCAGTTGTTACTCAACCAGCACCACAAGATCAACAAATTAAAGATTTACTTAATAGGTTAGATCCAAATAGCGGTACAAATTAATATCGTTTATTTTCATGATTTTTAAAGATATCGTTGATTTCAACGATATTTTTTTGTATATTTTTTGATATATGAATATATATATGATATATGAAAATAGATAATAACAAACTGACAAGTGTCCATGTCTTAGACGACATTTATAAAAAATTCAAAGTGATTTCGATAGATGGTAATATCAATCTACAAAAGCTTGTAAATAGATCTTTGGATTTATATGTTAAGGACCAAAATTTTAGAACAACCATAAACAATTACACAGAATTAGCCACTACGGGATCAAAATATTAATATGCCAAAAAAGAAAATATTATTATTGTCCGACGATATGAGAATGACATCTGGTATAGCTACGATGTCAAAGGAGATAGTACTTGGAACAGTTAAAGATTATGATTGGGTACAATTAGCTAGTGGAATTAATCATCCAGAAGCCGGTAAGATTGTTGATTTAAATGAGGATGTAAGAAAAAGAACTGGCGTTGAAGATGCCAACGTAAAATTATATCCATATAATAGTTACGGTGATATTCTTATTTTAAGAAAATTAATTAGAGATGAAAAACCAGACGCTATTTTATTCTTCACCGATCCACATTATTGGTCATGGTTATTTGAGTGCGAACACGAGATAAGACAATCAGTACCAATGTTGTACTATCACATTTGGGATAACGTACCAGATCCAATATACAATAGAAATTTTTATGAAAGTTGTGATTGGTTAGGTTGCATTTCTAAATTAACATATGGTATTGTTAATAGAGTCGGAAAATTAGAAACCGAAAACACATGGAAGCCATTAGAAGATTGGCAAATTAGTTATGTACCTCATGGTATAAATCCAGGTATTTTTAAACCATTAACTAAGGTAAGTGACGAAACTAAAAAATTCGTTCATGGCGAGAAAGAATATGATTTCGTTTTATTCTACAACAACAGAAACATCAGACGTAAGCAACCATCAGATGTTATGTATGCGTATCGTTTGTTCTGTGATAAAATCGGTAAAGAAAAAGCGGAGAAATGTTTATTGTTAATGCATACATCACCAGTAGATCAGAATGGTACTGACTTATATGCAGTTAAACAATCTATTTGTCCTGACTATGATGTAAAATATGTGACAAATAAAATCGAACAGGAAGCACTGAATGATTTTTATAACATAGCCGATTGTACAATCAACATAGCTAACAATGAAGGTTTTGGTTTAACAACTGCTGAAAGTATAATGGCTGGAACACCGATCATTGTGAATGTTACAGGTGGGTTACAAGATCAATGCGGATTTGATTTCACAGCTGACGATTACATAAACATCAAAACATTAAATGATAAGAGTTTATATAGTTCATTAGACCACGGTGTTTGGGCTTACCCAGTTTGGCCGTCAGCAATTAATATCAATGGATCGCCAATAACACCATACATCTTTGATGACAGAGTTAATGATAACGAAGTTGCTGATGCAATATATGATGTTTATTCAATTGGCAGAAAAGCAAGAAAGAAAAATGGTTTAGTTGGTAGAGAATGGGCAATTAAAAACTTATCATCACAAATTATGTGTGATGCATTTAAACAAGGCATTGAAGGAGCAATCAAGAATTTCAAACCAAGAGAAAAATATAACATTTACAAAGTAGTATGAGCAAACCATTAATATTATATAGAGGACCAGTTGAAACCAGAAGTGGATATGGTGCCCACGCCAGAGATATTCTTTTTGCATTAAAAGAGATGGATAAATTTGATATCGTAATTGATAGCTGTGGTTGGGGTACGACACCTATGACCGCACTAGAAGAAGGTAACGAATTTCATGCTTGGATCAAACAAAATATTGTTACACAATTACAAGGATTACCTGACATTTACATTCAAGTAACTGTACCAAATGAATTTAGAAGATTTGGTAAGTTTAACATTGGCATCACTGCGGGGATTGAAACAACAATTGCACCAAAAGAATGGATCGATGGTTGCAACACTATGGACTTAGTCATTACAACATCAACATTTTCAAGAGATGTTTTATTATCCACTGTTTATAACGAAAATGAAAAGAACACTGGTAAGTTGGTTAAACAACATAGAATAGAAAAACCAGTTAAAGTTTTATTTGAAGGCGCTGACTTAAACATTTATAATGACACACCTAAGGGTACAATTGATTTAAACATTGAAGAAGATTTTGCATTCCTATTTGTTGGTCATTGGTTAAAAGGTAATTTAGGTCAGGACAGAAAAGACATTGGTATGTTAATCAAAACTTTCGCAGCAACATTCAAAGACGAAAAAGTTAAACCTGCGTTAATACTAAAAACATCTTCTGCTGGTTTTTCTATTAAAGAAAGAGAAGCATTCGCTGGTAGAATTAAAGATTTGGTTAAGGACATTGAAACACCACCATCTATCTATCTTTTATTCGGTGAATTGACTGATGATGAAATGAATGATCTATACAATCATCCAAAAATTAAAGTGATGGTATCTATCACCAAAGGTGAGGGATTTGGAAGACCGCTATTAGAATTTAGTTTATCAGGAAAACCGGTAATTGCATCTAATTGGAGTGGGCATAAAGACTTTTTACCAACAGACAAAGCAATACTTGTGGGAGGTACATTAACAGATGTGGATGAGAGCGCACAAGATAATTTTATTCTAAAAGGTTCTAAATGGTTCACCGCAAACTATAATGAATTGTCGGATGTATTAAAATTGGTTATAAAAGACTATGACCAATTCTTGGAAAGAGGTCGAAAATTAAGAGATGAGAATCGTGAAAAGTTCTCCATCCAAAAGATGAGAGAAGTTTTTGAAACTTACTTGGGTCCTGTTGCGGCAAAACCAAAAGAGAGTAAGTTAATACTACCTAAATTAAATAAAGTAAAATAATATGGCAAAAGCAAAAACTAAAAAAGTTGTTAAACCAGAAGGTCCAGTGAAGTTTATGCCCTGTGAATGGGTGATTCAGTTCGACAATGATGAACCACAAGTATTCGCAATAGCGGACGAAAATGTGGCAGTCCCCGAGTTAGCAATTAAGTTACAAAACACAAGCGAATCACACATCACGTTTGTTGATAGCACAAATAATAAAAGTTTCAAAATATACGCAAGAGAAAAAAAATAAATTATGAAAGATATATTATCAGGAGAAGTTTTCGATTTTATTATCAACGAGAGTGTTGCAAGTAAAGAAGTCTGGAACTACAATGGAGGAATGATCGACGGTAGAACCGGCGGAAATTTAGATAATTCAAGAAAGGGTGTTGATTTCATGTCATCAATCTTACAAGAGTTCAAACCAAAAAAATTATTAGAGACAGGTACTAACTATGGTTCTTTTAGTCATGTTGTTTATTCTAATCTAGATGAGTTTGAATTACATACATGTGACTTAGTTGCTGACTCAGGAAGATGTATTGATTTTATTAACAATGCGAATGGTAAAACTAATGTTACCTTCCATAACAAAATGAGTACAGATTTTTTAGCTGAACTAAAAGAAAGTGGCGAGCAATACGATTTTGCTTGGATTGATAGCGCACACAATTATGATTATCTAATGAAAGAAATGAATTTAGTTGGTGAAATGAATGTACCAATAATTGTTGTGGATGATTTCTCATGGGTTAGAGGAATACAATTAGCCGTATTCGATTTCTTAAAAGAACACGAGAACTATAAGTTTTATAAGTACAGTAATAATAACACACAAATCGGTTCGATTGTGGTATTAAAAAGAGTTGATGAATCATTTTAAGTTTTTCAGTAACAACAATAGTTCAATA